TAACCTGTTGATCACTTATAGGCTTAGTTTGGACTTGAGCTCCATTAGACATATCTATCTCCTTTTACCAAACTTAAAATCAAGAGGAACAGATATTCCAACATTCCAATCATAATTACGAAATCCGTGGCCTGACCTCCTTCTTTCATAGTCACCACTAATCGTAGCTTTCCCTATGGGAAATGCAAAACTACCTTTAGTAAATGGATTAGCTTTAAAAGATTCTCGACCACTACCAGAAAACTGCATACCTAAAACATCATATATAGACTGCATATAATCTAAATCACTTTGCAATCCAGGGTCTTTCTTTGAAGATGATGATCCAACAACTTTCATTTTACCAGATGGGTACCTATTCCTAGTCACCTGACTCCACATCGAACTTGTTTTTTGATATCCACCATCTAAAGCCCTACTCTGAGCTAAAGCTCTCATCTCTAAACTAGGACTTGTAGAAAAAGAAGACCCAGGATATGATGTAAATGTTCTTGGGCTGTTATTTCCGTTTGGCATTATGCTGTAATCCAGCTTTTAGCTTTACGCTTTGGTTTATACCACTTCCTTTTATCATCATTTTGTTTCATATTTGGAGGAAAAGCGTGTACTGTTGAATAATAAAGTGATTCAATTGTGTCATCATGAGACATTTTGGGGCCGAATGTAATGATTTCATTGATTAAATCAAACATATTTGTTCGTAAAAAGACTGTTCCCATACTAAAACGACCTGAAAGACCTGAATATATGCGATTTCTCTTGTTTTGGCCACCTGGTTTCTCAGGAATAACTGATATATCGAACCTATTTAGTCTACGTCTTTCATCATTCATAGCCTGAAATATACTTCTGTTCATAGCAACATCTTCAACAGTTGCAGAAACACAATTATACTTACCGTACAAAGAAATAATGTAATCAACCACTCCACTACGACCAATAATAGCCCCGTTACTCGGGTCTTTTGACCCAATAGTCGGAATAGACCTATGCCTTTCATACTCAAGTACATAGCAATTATTATTAACATCAATAGCGACAACCATAATAACGCTAAAGTCAGCATGCTTTGTATCAATATCTGTGGCAGGATCACAACCGATGAAAATATTGACTGGGACTTCTTGGGTATCAAGTCCACTATCAATAACTATATAATTAATATCATCTTCATTTTTATAATAACCTTCCCAATATCTTATATGTTTTCTTGTCCATACAGCATCTTCTTCACTCATCACTTCCATCATATACTCTTGATAGAACTTCTGAGGCTGACCAGAGTCAGCATAAAACTTTTTCTTCTCCTTTAACTTTTTACTGGGAAAGAATGATGCCCAGAGAGGTGTTCCATCTGATTGCAGTGCTTTATATGTAATTACATTCCAGGCAAATTCCTTCCCATCTTTAGTAGCTTTCGCATGCTGAGTAAGCAAATTGTTAATAAAGGAATCATAATGTACGGGAGTGCCATTAACACGGAGCCTACCAGTATGAGGCTCGAGAGCAGGATAAACAACGGCAGTGACAAGATTCGCATTTTTATCACGTGCTTCCCTCGTAATTGTATTTGCCTCATGTTCAAAATCATCTAACACTATCAAGTCATATCTCTTATGAAGTTTCGCTCCCCCACGAATACCAGCCACATTAGACTTGCTTATAAGTTTACAACCATTTTGAAGCTCTATGTCTTCTTCTGTCCACTTATTCCCTCTTGTGGCTCCAAAATAGTACTTTATTCTTTCATTATAGTCAAGGTGATGTTTAATATAATCCATATTTCCTACTGATAGCTTTTGAGTAGCTGACACCCAAGCATAAAATAGAAAATCATCTTTAGGACAAAACAGAAAATCTTTTAATATAGAAGCTTTAGTTAACACAGTCTTTCCATGCCCTCTTGGGATAATAATAGCCGTCTGTTTAACCTCTTTATTATCTATAACATCAGCTATCTCATAATGAAAGAAAGGAGTCTCACTACGATTAAAGTCTTCAGGGAGAAATAGTTTACCAAACGATATCAAATCTTTGCTCGCTAGCATTAATGCTTTCTCAGCATCTGACATAGATTGACTATTTACGTTCATTATTTATATCTCTTATCTCAAACTCTTTTTTTAATTTAGACTCATTCGCACCTTTAGTGAAAGTTACAACAGAGTCTATACAACCTTGAATATATGATTTCGCTTCTATTGTTGTGTCAAAAGCCCTCATTAATGCATCAGTTCCATCCACTTTCATCTTTTTCCAAAATACTAAATACCTTCCTCCATAGTCCATTATCTTTTCCTGCCTCCTTGACCTCTGTACTGTCTATACTTCTTTTTAGTCCCTCTGCCTGAACCTTGTCTTGTCTTTTTTATTTTCCTCTTTTTCTTTTTTAAATCTCTACTACTCTGATACAGACTCATGAAGACACACTTCTTATCTGAGTTTTATAATCACCAATGTTTCTTTTCCCTCTAATATAAGGAGTCCCACATCTCTCGCACCTATAAACAGGAAACTTATTAGCCGAAGTTAAGTACACAGCGCTAGTCTCTTTCAAGTTTTTACTCCCACAACTAGGGCATATATCATCATCCATCAAAACTCCAAGATTAGGATGATTATGAATATACGGCCTTATCTTTAAATATAACTCCTCTAAACCCATCACATCGTGCTTATTATATTCAACCATCTCATTTAATCTATCTTGATTTCCATTTTCACAATCAATCCATAACTGAAAATCTGTTGATAGCTTATTTTCCAACTGAAAATATTTTGTTAAGAAGTCTTGTTTATATGATGGTGCAAAAAATTCTCTCCGCGCAACCTTTAAAGTGTCAATAATCTTAAAAGGACTTGGTGGGGGCATGTCATGTGAAATAAATCGCCAACGGAGTTTTCTAAGGTCGAACCTATCTCCGTTATGTCCAATGACTATATCTGCCTCATCTAATAGTTTATAAATTGACTTAACAACTCTCTTGTCGTCTCTATTTTTAGATTCTTCTGGAGTAACAACATCAGACTGAACATCATCATCATACAACCACTTAGCAGCCCAGCTTATTATGTACTGATGCTGTGTTATTTGATAATGCTGAATATATTGTTTATAAGTCCCCCAACCAACAAAATGATATAAACTAGTTTCTACATCAAATAATAATATTTTAGGAAGCTCACTTTCTTCATACTCAAGAGGCTTCTGAAAAAACTTACGACAACTATAGCATTCATACCTTTGGTAATCATTTCTAATACCTTTCTTTCTACCGTATGTGCTTCCACAATAAGGACAGCAAACCATATCATTCTCCTTCTTTTATATTAATTTCCTCTATCTCTTTCGGCCTTTCAGCAGCTACTAATTGATCTGGTTCAAAGCCACTGAACAGACCTATGATACCTTGTTCTTTCTGTTTTATGGTAGTCGTACCTATAGTACCTATAGCTTTACCTAACTCTTTTGTAGCATTTAATACAATATGATCTTCAGGAGAACTGTCTGCTAGACATTTAAACTTCTCGAGCACATACTCATGGTCAATGCCCATAGTTTTTGCTACATCAATTACTGACTTTTCGACTTCTTTCATAACTCTCTCCTGACTTAAAAGGATTGCCGCTTTCTTTTGAGCTTTATACGAACTAGTCTCACTGAACGCATCCATATAGCTTTTAACCGCCCCCAGACCAACTGCAATATTAGTCGCAAATATCTTTTCTTTTTTTGTTGGTGACTTCCGTTTATAAACCTGTTTTCTTGTATCTTTAATGGATTTTGAGAACGTGTACCTATTTTTGTGCCCGGAAAAATCAGTATCCATATACGTTTTAGGAAGACATAGAAACGAACCAACAACAGTGCGCACATAATTTTTACAATATTTGTAGTTTCTTCTGTCATTGGGGTGTTTTATAGGTGCTGATTTGAGTATTTGGACAATACGACTGTCGTCGCTCCATACCCAGTCACCTTCTTTAGATTCACGCCAGTTTTTTAGAGGAGTCTCATTCGGGTGGTCATTATAAAAATCACTTATATGGTCATATACGCAATGCTTAACTCCCTTTATTTTTCGATATTCCATAATATCTAGTTCGGCATCACCACACCATCATAACTTGACAGCTCTTTTATTTGTAAAGCTAAATTATCAATTAAATATTGTACTGGCAATGGTATATCATAGATAACACCGTCTATTTCTATAGGGATCGTATCTTCGTCAGGATTATTTGATATCTGCTTCAGAGCTTTCTCAATATCTTCCTCACTAAGGTCGATTAATGAATCTATGACATCTACCATGGTGACGAATATTAATATAAAAAGACATACGAATCAAGGTATTTACGCCC